GCCTATCACCCACAGAGAAGTACCTCAAGGACCAGTGAAAGCTGGAACAAAAGGTATCTCTGACCACGCCATTTTGAATCTATGATTCCGGATGGCGATCCGTTCAACATAATCACCAGTCAACCTCGCTAGAAGGCGAGGGTAACCTGTGTTCAGGCGAAGAAGCGCGATCTCTTTATGAGATGCGTCTCGTCTCCCGGAACCGACGGAAGGAATCTCTTCATTCCGTTTTCCAAGGTTGCTGCTGGTAGGCCATTGCCGACAGAGTTGAAAAACTGTAGGCAATCTGCACTCATGTCTCTGTAAGTCTGTTCTGAACCTGATGCGAACTCCACTATCAAGTGAAGAATCCCATCCGATTGCAGCACAGTACCTATCAAAGGCATAGCGAGATCGGTTAACGATGTCCAGGCCAGAAGGAAACGCAGTCGCGATTCCTCCATGACTCTGTCTATCGGATCCGAGATCGCTAAGAGTTGATCGACGAGAATCTTGAGGTTTCGTTCGCGTAAGACACCAAAATATGGTGTCAGAGTGAACGAGCGCAAGAACCTCGGACGATATCCTCTTGATGTCGACTGTAACAATTGGTCCAATTTCTCGGACCCATTGGCACAGAAGTGCAGCAGAACGTACGAGACCATGGAGGAAAAATTTCCTCTGTAGATCAAGTAGTTCTGGGTAGTTGGCGATATTTCTTGCTGCGTCATAGTGGTACCTCTTATTTCTTATAATCGAAATATCAGCACCACTGAACGTTTCAATGCCACATGACTCGCGGAAGGGTGTCAAGGAACAAGTCTTAGACTCATTCACTTCACACCCGACATCGATAAGTGTGCCACGAAGCGTCTGTAAGGCATATTCGGGGACGATAATATCGTCACCAAATACGGCAATACAGGATGCAGTCTCCTTCAAACTCGGTAGGGGTTGATATCCCCACTGAGACTGTACAAATCGTACCGAGGCCAAAGTTAAGGCCCAAAATACGAGTGTTTCGATAGGAAAGCATACTGCTGATCCCATCGGAGAGAACGAAGCCAACACAATTCTTTCCTTGCCCAACTCAATCAGTTGGGACCTAGTCGAGAATAATTGGCGCCGAAGTCGCGGGACACCTCGCAAGAGATGCCAAACGAGGACGGCAGACACGTTATCTGAAGCATTAGATAAATCTAATGTGCAGGTACCGTTTTCATACGACTCGACACACATCCTTTGGTTATGGGTTTGATCCCGTAACTTAATAGAACGTGATAAGAGCCAATGATTGTCTATATGTTCCATCAACAGTTTCATCTGTCCCTGTTGTAAGTACTGCGTTGCAGCACTTTCAGCAGAAATCAGACGAGGTCCTTTGAAATCCTTAGGGACGAGGCAGCAACGCGTGATTGATTTATCAACCATACGTGGCGGTCCCATCTCACAGGTTCCAACGAACGAAGGAGAACCATATACAGAATAAGGATATATCCGCTCGGCCCTTTTAGGCCAGGTGGAAAACCCCCAACGTTCTGCACGGTCTAGCTTCTCAGCAACACCTCCAGGTCCATGACCCGGAGGAATGCTGGATAGATCTAGATCCTTAAGAACTTCTGTGAGAAGGTGTGAAGCCCTCTCGACAACGGGATGTCCAATAGGGACAGGTCTCTGTCTAAGGAGAACCTGCCTCGTGACAAACTCGTTGAAGGCAACGTTTTCCTGAAGAACAGTAGGCTCAGTAATGAGCTTACTGTCTAAAAGAAGAAATTGCCTCAGAAAGTATATGGAGCCAAGATGCGGTCGCAAACGGAGAGTGCCATCAGGATTCAGAATCATATTGAAAACATGATTACAGAATCTAGGTAGGCGTGATTCCCTTTGAAGCCTAAAGCTCGGGATGCTAGAAAAAGCACCCGAAACGAGGGCTTTATCGAGGGCTTTTCCCAGTAGGGGAAGAGTAACCTTGACGAAGCTAGTACCTTCAGACCTTAGCCTTTCAACTAGGGTATGGAGATCATTAGGATGGAAAGGTACACCGTTAGCGATTCCGTCGTCAACAATTGACGTGCGGAGTGCGACGATGCGCTCAAGGACAGAATTAAGGTCTCCCATAAAAAGGGTTTCCTCCTTGTCCTATTGGCTCACAGTCGAATTACCTGATATCGCCTATGCGATCCTAGGCCGGATTAAAGACATCGACGTGGTTGTCCCCAGTGGGGAGCGAACCAGCGGCGAGGGCTGTAATATTGGCTGCAGAAAGCATAGATTTGATGAAGGCGATCTGGTCCTTAAGGGACGTAAGCGCGCCTGACTCAGAAGTTCGCGGATAGGCCAGCTCCAATCGGGCGCTGATCGTGATATTATTCCCAGTGGTATCCTCGACGAACGTCTTGGATGCCTTGAGAATATATCGATCCGTACCCTTCGCACCAAGAGGACGCAGAAACGACTGCAACGTGATCTGTTCGGGCTCAACGAGCCCGGCAGAAGCGTTACTGTAATTATACTGCGTACCCACCTGGTTTTGAAGGGTGAACACGATATCGGAAGTCCCGTCTGAACGGGTTACTGTGAGTGACATAGGAACTCCAATGTACTGTTACCATGAACTAATTATGGTAACGGGTGTGCGGCTCACGCCGTGCGGACATGTGTTATCACCGGTGCTTCTGCAAAAGAAGCTCCAAACCAGTGTAACCTTGGAAGGAACCTAGGGCCGACAAGTCAACAACCCCAGACGTGTCTGGAAGTCCAGGCAACCTCGTATAACGACTGTTTTCAACTGTGAGAACAGTAGTTAGACTATTTGGTGAAGTCATTGGGCATCCATAGGTGCTACTGTTACCAGGAACTATTAAAAGTTCATGCTTAACAATATCCTTTATAGAGTGCCCTATACCCACCAAATTATAGAAAGTTCCCTCACCGAGCTGAATACGGGTCAAAGAATTGATCCGCTCCTGCGCGTTGGTGAACCAATCTAAAACAAATGTAAACGGTATCAATTCCCACGCAGTACCAACGATCTTGTTAAGACCGAAGGACTCAGCGTAGGCGCGATACACGGATGCATTTGCTATGTCGTTCCTCACACGCCCCATTGCAAACATGCAACATTCAGTCTGCTGAGCAGACTGACGTGTCGTCATGTCTTCAAAAATGGGATGTGAGGTCTGCGAGGAGTCGAAAACACATGGTAGTGTTCGACGAACCCTAATTGGGACGTATCGCCCAGCATGGATATTAAGAAAACGCAAACGGTCCTTCACCTTTTGATGAAGGCCCAACGTTGTCCGAATATCTTGAATGGCGGGTGCAACACCAAACTTATAAAGTAGGTTTGCATTTACAGCGTCCTTAAGAGCAGCGGGAATTACACCGAGGTCACGAGCATATTTGAGGCCTGAGAGATTAACGGCGCGCGAAGCGCGTCGATAATGACTCTCAATCTCACCTAGACTCTTGCCCTTCAAGCCACTTGCGATAACGTGCCTGAAAAATTCAGGCAGATATCTTTTGGGTTTGATAAGCAGAAGAAGAGCATCTTTGTAGATGCTAGACTCTGCGATATCCTCCCCACCAAAGAAGCTTGACGTCATCAACTGGTCAATAGACTCGTTGAATTGATCGACGATGGAAAACCAATCCGGTCTGCGAAAGCTGTAGATCCCTAAGTCTGCCGACATCGCAAGAGCTTGGCTCTTGACGAAGTCGTAGCCGTAGATTCTACAAGCATACGCGACTGGAGTTAGCTGCTCAGAATACGTGTCGTCATACCGATAGGGGTAAGACTCATAGGACAAAGTGTGCTCAAAATACGTGTCATCCAAATTAGGAATGATGCGTGTCCTGAGATGATCCACAGACCCGCAAGGGCGTGGTATAGACTTATTTCTACGTCTCACACTTTGTTGGCTCTTATGTCTGACCTTAATAGAGTTATCAGAGATCACGCCGGATTCGTATTCAGAGATGTAGTCAGTGCTTTGCGGAAAATCGTGCCTAAAAGGGGTAGAACCCCCGCCAGGTCCGAGATACGTAATAACATATGACTCACCCCGAATCCAATCGGCGCGATTTGGTAGCTCATGTATCCGAGTGCGAACACGATTAAACATCGGGTTTAGCCTTTCCAGAACTGTTCGTAAATCATCCTAGCCAGTTCAACGGCTAGAATCACAAACGCAGCGGGGATAGTTATTCGGGCGATGCGACGCTTACGCATATACCAAAGGCCTTAGCGGTGTCGTGCCTAAAGAGGCATGATAGAGCAAGTCCAGCGATATAGGCGGGAGCGAAGACATCGGTACGCTCGGGCCATTCACAGAACTACCATCAGGTAGAATGCGAGTGACACCGGGCGACTCCGTGAAGTAGGTGGAGAGCGCGACATTGTCGTGTCCTAGCCTTTGAATGGTTAGACCGTACGTTGTCAAAATGCACAGAAGTTTTACCTGGTCCCTCTTAAGGGACTCGATATCCAACTGTAGCTGAGCTCTGCTTCTTCGCGAATTCGACATACTATCCTCTAATCGTTTGCGTGATGATACACGGACGAAGGACGTGGGACCTTACTAGGGGTC